GAGTGGAATGTCTAAGCTAACAAGTATTCTCTCTCCCAGAGCCTCGAATGTATAAGCATATCCTGGAATAGTAACCTTGTTAGAACCGTCGAGTACGATCTCGCTGGCAGACTTGAGTGCTACATCAGCAGCGTCTTCGGCTTCGAGTTTTAGGCGTTCAGCTTCAAGAAAATTTGGTGTGCCGGGTTCTACTGGCTCTTCTGGCGCCACATTCACGGACCTGCTTGACTCTGGTATACTCCAAATTGCCATTACGGACCTACTTTCTTTGCCACAGGCTGATAAAACGTCATTTTGTTTGAGTTCACCACAGAACAATAACCTATGGCTTCAAGAACGTAAAGAATTCTATCAAGAGCTTCTGGAGAGTTCAAGTGCCTGTGTAAGGCTTTGAAAATCTCTTTCTTTGAGACTCTGCCATACTTCTCGATAAAATCCTGTACTCGCGCTGTTACTGCGGCATCCATTCCTTCTCCAGCGCCGCGGAAAAGTTTTGTCAAACTTACAAGAATCTTTTGTACCTCTGCTATGGCATTGACCATATCCATGTCAGAAATGTGAAGAGAATTATCCCGTGAGACACTGAAAATCATAGCTAACTTGAGAATGTGAGCTTTGATTCTAGCTCGAAAATTTGCTACAGCTTCAGAGTCATCCTTTGATGAGGCAGCACGATTGAGACGTAGGAAAGCCTCAAACCTAAGACGTGCGCCGGTGTCTATGACAAACTCTCCACGAAGAGTACCTATTTCTTGGAGATCAAGGACGAGGTTATCGTAGAGAGCCTTGGACTTCGCATTTTTCTTGAGTGGTTCTGGGAAAGGTAAATCTTTACTAGGATTCTCAGCATAAATAAATAAACACCTGCTACTGAAACCTCCAGTAATAACCATATGAGCTTCCCGGTTGACGTTGCGTAGAAAGTCAGGCACACTAGCAGCCAGAAGAGAGCAGCACATATTGTCAATGGCCACATTTCCCTTATTCTTTGTTTGATATTCATAAGTCGTTTTACTCCACGCTTCTTCAAGAAACTCAAGCATCCAATCTGATGCTCCAAGTAAGACACGAATCTCAGAGCTAAAAAGTAAGCAATTGTGATCATTCTTTCCTAGCACAAGCTGCATATTCTTTAGCTGCGGCGCCGTACTCCAACCATCTGAGATGCGCTCAATAATACGTTCTGCGGTAATACGATCAGATAGTGTATTAACTACCTGATTTGGCTTGGTATCAATAATCATCTGCTCCAAAATGTTCATCGAAGCTCCTTTGCCAACGCCAGGAGGTCCGACAAGTACTATGAACATATTCGGATAGAGGGTGTATGTACCAATCTGAAAGTACACATTGTTTTTGAGCGCCGCTCCAACAAGAGAGAGTGCCGACCAGATGATAAACGTGTCAGGAATATCAGTATGAGGACTGACACAGTCGATAAAACTTTCATGGAACGGCTTCTTTAGAACCCTGCTCATTGTGGCCCTATCATATGATGCTGAAGCATGATGTATTTCAAACTGCCACCATCACTTTCTGCGGTTCCGTCGCTGCTAATTTGTCCCGAAGCTTCTCAATTGCCGCCTTGACTCCAGCGCGAGTTACTTCTTTGACTTTAACGGTTGTTTGGAAATCAAATCCAACTTCTGCTTCGATGGGGATTTCAACGGTAAGGCCATTATGAAAAGTGATAACTCGCGTAAAAGCAGATTGAACGCGTAGGAGATATTTATAGACTGTTTCGATGTTGTCTGCAACATCTTGAACAATGCTGTCGTGTCCTTCTTGGACAACGAACCTTTCTCCAGAAGCGTATGCAGTTTCAAGTTTGAGAATTGCAAATCCTGTATTGTCTCCGACGATTGACTGAGGTATATAAGCATACGCCTCTTTAAAAACGCTGGAATTTTCATCGTTTGGTCTGGCACTTAGGAACTGCCTTTCTCTCCCAAATGGAGTGGTTAACATGTGTGTTTTTGAGATTGTATCCTTGATGTACTGATGAAAGATCTTCTGCACAGAAGGATCGTGAGCAGCGACTTTCTTGAGAAGCGTGTCGCAATCACTCTCACTAAAACTGAAACCTTCCTGTGCCAGCGCATCGCTCATACGACCAGCTTTCATGTCGTAGTTACTGGCATGACGAGTTTTCTTGCCTAGATAGCGTTCCATGCTTTCTTTCCACTCACCAGGAGTTTTCGCATTGAGTGGAATCCCAAAGATAACAGCGGCGAGCCGTGTGTGCCGACCGTACACGTCAGTATCATCACGTAGCTCCTTGAGTGCTTGGTAATTCTCTGATAACGCACTTACTGGCCAATCTTCGGCACTGATCTGATCGACCATTAGGAAGATGTTTCCGGGTCTACTGACGAGGCACCGCCTGTACATGGATGCTACGTCCGAATGTTTCGGAAAGTTCTGAGCGTTGTTTCCAAAACCGAAAGTATGTCGTCTAGAAGAACGCCGTCCAGTGAGGGTGCCGGCGACGTTATAGTTAGAGAGGAAAAAAGATTCAGACCCTCTCGTGAGCAATCTAGCGTTAAGATAAGAGGAGTAGAGCTTACCAAGTTCTCTAATCTTAAGAATTGCTCTGATGGCAGGATCACCGCCTGGGTAATTGAATTGGTTCTTTGAGAGCATTTTCTGGAGAGCGAGTTCTCCGGTTGAGTAGTTTTGCTCATAGTCTCCCTCCGAGTTCTTTTTTGTGATCTTGACAACTTCGTAACCAAGAGTTTTCAAGCCTGTAAGCAGCGCAAACTTACCCTGTGTCGCATTGATATTAATTGCGCCGCCGGCGTTAAGACCTTTGACAGCCTCATCTGGAGCATTAGCCGCGCCGACAAAAACCTTTGTTCCCCACTGATTCGATGCGATAGCTAGTTGTCGCGTGACTTCTGCTTTAACAATGGCTTTAGCCTCTGCAATTCGTGCTGTGTTGACGCAGATGCCCCGATTGCCTATGTCGTAGTAGGCAGCTTGGAGAGCGTGTTCGTAGGAGTTAGTTACTCGATCAGGCACTACAAGCCTTCCCTTTCCAGAATTGCTTTGATAGTATCAACCTCGGCTACAATCTCATCCAGCTTATGCTGTAGTACCGGAAGATAGCAAATCGGCACAATCTGCCGAAGAAATTCACAGATTTCACGGATTTTTGTCAGATGCTCGTTCATCGACTCTCCTTACCTCAACTGCGGTCTTTGTTGAAACTCTTCTTCTTGTGCGTCATAGATTTCTCTAGTGACGCACGCATCCAAACAGTTGTATCGCCTATACTTATTCATACTTTTTAGTGTCCATCCATGCCCCTCATCTTTGTAGTAAGGCTCACGAGTATACTGTCTGGTCATAAACTGTAACTTATGACTCAACTCCGGCCACAAGATATGATGGCGCAACAAAGTATCCTGGACTCTCTCAAGTCGTATCCTAAAGCCCAACATGTTATGAAACAATGCGTCATAGTTAAAGAAGTTCTGACCCAAGAGAATCGGAACATTGTAGTAGAGATCATCAAGTCTTCTCCAGAGTTCTCTGTTCTCGCTTGGCTTATCCCTGAATAGCTTAAAGCTGATACCAAACGTAGCCGAGTCAGCAAGACCCATCAATAGTGGATACCCTGGGTGTGGAGAATACTTTTGACTCTTATACGTGGGATTCTCAATGTCGTCGGACAAAATCTTCGCACTACGAAAACGCTCAAGATATACAATCAGCTCATCCATATCCATGTCGTGATACTTCATTACACGTTCTGGAAGAATCTGAAGTGTACCGTTTTTCTGCCAATACTTAAACTCATCGCGAACTTTCTGCAAGTCCACATAGGTAGTAATGTTCCGCTCTGTCCAATCTGCAACGCAGCGATCAGGTCCATAGATCGGAATCATGTAATGTGGATACGAGAGTGACGGCGCCGACAGCAAGGAACCAGCATACTTCTGCAACTGCCCTGCACTCGTAGTCATTAGTTTCGGCTCTCTCAACTCCGGCAAAAACCAACCCGCCGCGTCTCCTAGAACAAGAATAATTGGAGGAGTATGATGCGCTAACTCAGCGTCAAGATTAACACAAGCATTTGGAGCGTCTGTATTCGGTGCACGAGAAGTAAGATAACAATCTGACTGACTAATACCAGCTTCTTGAAGCATTTTAAAGAATACACGACCCATTCCTCCTGAGAAGAGTGTGCCTGCGTCAGAACCAAAAGGCTTAGCTAGGATAACCCAGATGCGAGATGTAGGTGTACCTCTAGGCGAAATGAAAGGCATCAGAGCACACGATCCTTTATGTCACGCAACCAAAAAAGTTGTTTTACTGAGCAAGTTTGATACTTAGCAATATTACTCATCATCCCACGCTCGTTGTCTCTCAGCTCAGATGAATCCTCAAGCATATCCATAATACGAACAGCTTCTTCTAGACGTTCTTGTGGTGAGAGAGTACACTCACTTAGAAAGTGATAGCTCATTCTTATTCTCCTTTTCTCTAAGCTCCCTCAAGAGTCTAGAGAAAAAGAGGCGACCTCCGTAGAAGTCGCGCTCTTTCTGTGTTAGTTCTTAATTAGATTCGTCGAATGTTTCTCAGTGCAGCCTGGTACAGCACATTTGTACTGTCTTACCTCGTTTCTTTTCTTCCCTTGATATTCCGTTTCTGCTAACTCTACCTCCATTGTTTTGTTTAGTAAAGCGCCTTGATACTTCCACTGCGAAGGATCATCAGGATGTGTATCAGAACCTTCAAAGAATCCCGGCAGCGTCAGGTGAGCCTTCTCAGTTCCAGCAAACTCATCCTGCACTTCTTCCATCGGCAAGCCGGTAGCATGGACGAAGTCAAGGATAATAAAGCCGGCCTTAGAATTAAGACCAGCGAAAATCCTGCGGCCGTCATACTCTGAGTTGTTGATGATAGCAAGCTCAGCGTTCAGCGACACCGACTCTCCATCCTTTGATGCCTTCGGACGGAAGTTCTTGATCTGTAATGTGTACCATCCTGCTGGTACGGGCAATGCTCCAGAGAGTTCTTCTTTCTGATACGACATTTGAAATGCCATTTGTGTCTGCTCCTTGTGCTTTGGTTTTGAAATCTGATTAAAGTTTTGCTAACGCCGCTCTCTTAGCCTTGTGCTTCGAGATCATGTCCATGATATTCGGCTTCTCTTCACCATCCAACATCATAGTCGTAGAAGCCAAAATATCATTATTCGGCTTGCAAGTCACTTTGTAATCTTGTCTGTTTGGTTTTGTCGCATCAACTGTGATGCGATAAACTTCGTTAAACAAACTGAGGCTGTTTTCGAGGTACTGTGGATCAGTCGTAACGAGTCCTGTGTATTTTGTTTCAGTAGCTGTGGACTCACCTTTGTCTTTTTGATCCTTCTCGTGGAAGACAAAGATGATATTAACTCCAAGGCTGCTAAACTCTGCAATAAGGTACTCCACGTATCGTTGGATTCCATTTATCACGTCCCATGAGTTACGAAGTTTCATGCTAGTGCTGTTGCCGACACGTATTGTACGATAGAGTTTAGAATCTTGTCGAAAAATCTCCTCTTCCATCGCACGGTTCATGTAGGTTACAGAATCGAAGACTACGGTTGCCGGTAGAGGTAGACCTTTAGCTTTGTTTGCTTTCATCACTGAAAGATCTGTCTCTACTTGAAGCATGGTTGGTTTAGAAAGGATGTACAAATTCGGCTTTCCTTCCAGCGACTCGGCACGATCATCAAAGTCATAATATCTGATCGGACCCGGCGCCGTAGCAGCAAGCCAACTCTTTCCAGTTTTCGGCTTTCCCAGAATGGCAATTTTGAGACGCTCTGCGGCATGTATATCCTCAGAGCGTACTCCTGCCATGTTCGCGAAGGGATTCAGTGTTGTTGCCATTGGATTCCTGCTCCTTTGGTAGCTATTTCTTTGCGGTTACTACTGGTGCGGTATCTGCTACTACGACTGCTTCTGCTGTTACCAGAGCCGCCTCATCCGCAGTTATCTGTGCATCTTGTGTCATCTCACTGGACGCATGAGCACGACACTTCTGATACTGCGTGATTGTCTGTGCCGCCGGATTCTCGTCTGTCGGTGTGTCAATAGTAACCGTGACAAGAAAATCTCCTGCTCGCCAGCATTGCATATGATTTGCAAGCATCTGCTGACATTTAGTAATCTGCAAATTCGGCAAACTTGTTACAGGTTCGTACGTTTTTGTTGTTGCCATGTGCTACTCCTCTTCTTGTTTGTTTGACTTAAACTCAATCTTCATTATCTTATCAGTAACAAGATGAGCACTAAAAGCAGCTACTACATCAGCTGCTTGGGAAGGAGTAAAATAGATTACTCCAGAGTCTCCGCAATCCAAACGAAGTCCAATAAAACCTTCTTTATCTTCCATCGTCCAGATGTGATCTGTTGCGTATTCAAGACAAATGCCTAACATAGCACTCCTTCTCCTGCTTGTTAAAATGTTGTAGGTTTAACAGCTTCCGTATCCCATATCGGGAGCTTGAGGAAACCGTTGTTTAGAGTAGCTTGTTCTGCTTCTCTAGAACTCTGTCTGCATACATCTCTGAACGCACACGTTGTCATGTGCCAGTTTGTGCAAGCTGTGGTGTTGCGCCAGAGAGGAAAATGAGCTACAAAGCTTTCTGTATCAAGAATAAGATGCTGTACAGTTGCAAGCATCCTATAACGATAGGCTTCGAGTTGCTCTGTCGTCTTCCTAATCGGTATACGCTTAAAGCGTTCTTGCGGCGTAGGAGCAGGTTTCTTCTGAATCAAGTTCATCAGAATCTTCGAGCAATCGCGCTTCAAGAGCTGATCCTCTGGTACAAATTGCGGAAGAATCTTCGAGAGCGCATAAATGTATCCTGTCGGACCTTCTTCTGTTTCAAACTGAATTCCAGGATCGCCGCGAAAAGCGCCCATTGTTTTATGATCCATAGGACAGATGAAGTATCCGTCATCTACGATCAGGTCCATGCGACCAGCAAGATAAATTTCAACATCCTCACCGATGTACAGAGGAACTTCGCCGTTTCTGCCGAATGAGATTTCTGTACCAAGAACTCTGATCTTCTCATTCAGCGGCGACATTACAGAAGCATACTGCATTAACAAGCCAGCGAAACCGAACGCGCCGCCGATAACTTTAAATTCTTTATGTTCTGAGTGAGCATCCATGCTCATTTCCTGCCATTCGGCCATAGCACGGATAGAAGCCCACTTAGTAACATCAAAGTCAGGATTCTTAAACTCCTGGTAGTATATCTCCAGCATCTTATGGAGCAGGATGCCAAAATCCAAATACCACGCACGTTCTTTTTCTCCTTCTTTGACGCCGGACTTCTTTTGATAGCCTTGGACGTTAGAATAAAAGAAATGTTGAGGACAGTTTCTATAAGTGCTTAACATGTGGTTATCTATAACCACAATCAATCTACCTTTGCTTTTATCGTAGCGTATCCAAGGCAAAGGAGTAGAATCAAGAAAATCTATTAGCTGAACAGAAGCTGC